GGGTGGACACATATTAAAAGACCCACATATTTCATTTGGAGATGTTTACCCTAAGTTACCATGGTTTGATAGTCGACCTAACGCTTTTGAGTGGTGGTTTGACCAAAGTTTAGGTTGGGATATTGACACAGGAGAAGGTGGTGTGTACTACGATTTAAAACAAAAAGTAAAACCACCATATCTTTTCCAAGGTTATTTTTTTAATAAATTATATTGGCACCATGAAAGGGATTATATATTAGAATTATTTGAACCTGATGAAAACATATCCAAATATATTGAATACAATTATGGGAGTTTATTTAATAAAAGTGTTTCGTTACATTTAAGAATGGGTGAAGGTAGACAAGATAATTTTTTCGATATACCTAAAATACCTGGAGAATGGGTTAGTGATATATTAAAAGAGTACGGTGATGACCATAAAGTGTTAGTATTTTCAGATAATTTAGATTTAGCCAAAAATTTTGTTAATGAATTAGGTTTCCCAAAACATAAATTTGTTTATATTGATGAAGACCCCTATATTGCGGTTCATATGATGAGTATGTGTGATAGACATATTTTATCTAACTCAACACTTTCATTTTGGGGAGCATACCTTGATAAGAAACAAGAAAATGAGTATACTTTCATACATGAGACGTTTTTCGAAAGACATCCTTACAGTATGATACCTTACGATAAATGGAAAATTAAATATTAAATATAACTATTATGAATAAAATATCAAAAAACATGATGAATAAAATTGAAGGTAAGCTTAGAATACCTATTCATATTGATTACATCTCAAATTTTATAGTGAAGGATTCTGTTGAGCAAACTAAAAAAGTGTTAGATAAATTAGTTGAAGATAATATTATTGTTGAAATGGAAAATAATAAAGGTTACTATATGTTAACATCAAACAAAAAGTAAATGAGTAAAAAAGAATTAGTGGTACACCCTGAACATTATGGGGGTGAAGATAACCCTTATGAGGTTGTTAAGATAGCTGAAGCGACGGGAATAGATAAGGATGCGTATCTATTCAATGTATTAAAATATATTATTAGAAGTGGTAAGAAAGAGGATAACCCACCGGTACAAGACTTGAAAAAGGCTTTATGGTATTTAGATAGAAGAATAAAAACAATAGAAAAAAATGGAGAAAAATAAAATTTATTGCGGTGATGGCCGTAAACTTATGTCAGAGATGTCCGAAAAAACAGTGGACTTAGTTGTGACAAGTCCACCTTATGGTGTTGGTATTGATTATGATAGTTGGGATGATGATAAAGAAATAGCCGAGTACTGGAAATTTACGAGAGAATGGTTAAGAGAAACTTATCGAGTACTTAAAGATGATGGTCGTATCGCACTAAACATTCCTTACGAGATTAACAGACAAAAAAAAGGTGGTAGAATATATTTTTCTGCTGAATTTTGGATGATAATGAAAGAGATTGGGTTTGGTTTCTTTGGTATTGTGGATTTAGAAGAAGATTCTCCACACCGCTCAAAGACAACTGCTTGGGGTAGTTGGATGAGTCCATCTTCACCATATATCTATAATCCTAAGGAGTGTGTGATTCTTGCTTATAAGAAAAAACATAAGAAAGATATTAAAGGAACACCTCAATGGAAAGGTGAGTTTCAAATGGTTCCTAATGAAAAAATTGAAGGTGAGTTTAGAAAGAAGTTAGTCTATGAGGATAAAGATAAAAAAGATTTTATGTCTTTAGTCTTTGGTCAGTGGAATTATTTTGCAGACACAAGACAAAAAACGAAGGCAACATTTTCATTAGATATACCGTACAGAGCAATTAAAATTCTTTCATATAAAGAAGATGTGATTATGGACCCATTTAACGGAAGTGGAACAACTTGTTTAGCGGCTGAAATGTTAGGTAGACCTTGGATTGGTATAGACATCAGTAAAAATTACTGTGAAGTGGCTCGAGAAAGGATAAAGGCGTATCAAACTGAACAAAAACAGTTGAAGTTAGTTTTAGATGAACATACAAGAAATTAACGTTAAGAGTGAGAACTCAATTACTATTGTAACAACTGACGGACACGTAAAAACATTTAAAAAAGAAAAATTAAATGGACCTAAAAAAGTGTGGTTTGATAATATCATAGCGTGTTCAATATCATTAATGACTGAAACCCCTACAAAGTGAGGGGTTTTTTGTTATTATAGATATTTATTAATAAAAGTTTTTATGTCAAAGTTATTTATAAATGAGTCGGAAGTATCTCAAATACATAAAATGTATTTAATTGAAGGTGAGTCCGATAAACAAGACGGTACTAATATGAGAGCTAGCCAAGGGTTTTGGGACCTTATTAAATTTGAAGAAGGTGACCCTAAAAAACCAATTGGTAATATAAAAGAACCTGTACTAAAGGCATATAAAGACACTAGTGATGTGTGGACAATAGGTTATGGACATACAGGGGGAGACGTAAAGCCGGGGTTAGTGATAACTAAAAAAGAGTCCTTAGAGTTACTTTATAAAGATGCTTCGGAGGCTGCCGACTGTGTTAGAAGATTTTTAGGGGAATGGAAAGATAAAGGATTAAAAACGTATATGTTAACTCAAGGACAATTTGATTCGTTAATATCATTAGTTTTTAATACTGGATGTGACTCAGTCAGAATGTCAAGATTTATACAATATGTTAAGTTAGGTCAATATATAAAAGCAGCAGAAAGTATTCTATTATATAAGTCCTCGAATGACGGTCTTAAAAATAGAAGAACAAAAGAAAAAAATATGTTTATATCATGAAAAAATTATTAAAAGAATCAGGATTAAGAAATATCAACGATTTATCTAAGAGATATGAGAAAGCTAAAATATATTTTCATCAAGATTTAGACGGTGTTACTACCGCTTTAGCTATGAAAAATTATTTAGAGAATAACGGAATCAAAGTGGTTGATTCTGAAATAATACAATATGGTGATAAGGAGTTCGCGGTTAAAAAACAAGACGCACAAGGTGACACAATGCCGGTCTTAGTTGACTTTGCTCACGGTAAACCAATGTTTGTTGTACATACCGACCACCATGACAGTCAAACAGGTGTAGAAGGTGACACTTCAACATCATTTAGGTCATCACGGTCTAATGTTGAAACGTTATCACAAATAATGTCACCGAAAGATATATTTACCGCTGATGATATTAGATTAATATCTACCGTAGATTCTGCGGATTTTGCTAAGTATGGGTTAGAACCACAAGACATAATGAATTTTGTATTTAAATTACAAAAGGATAAGTCATTACAGAAAAATAAAATGGCTTTAGGTTTAGCAACTAACAAACTTATGTTAGCATACAAAAATAAACCAGGGTTTATGGAGGATTTAGTAATGTCTTCACAACCGTCACTTTTAAATATATTTCAAAATATTAATAGATTAGCTGCGGAGAAAGGGTATGCCCTTCCTGAGGAAATGGCATTAAATCAAAAAGATTATGTTCAGAAACAAAAGGATAGTGATAAGGTTTATGTTGATGACGGAATAATCGTACAATACGGTGGAGGTTCGATGTTTAAACCTGGTTCATATGACCGTTATACACCCTTTAAAAATAATCCTGAAGCGGACTTTATAGTTATTGCTTGGCCAATGGGATTGGTACAGGCATCTTGTAACCCTTTTAAAGGTGAAAGGGAATTGAAAGGTGTTAACTTAGGTGATATTGCACAGGAGGTTTTAAGTAAGTGGGAAGCACCACTAAAAGAAAAGATAATTCCATTATCTACTATCAAGTGGATATCTGAAGGTAATAAACAATTTGGTGAGGAGTCAGTTGGGTTTACTAATGCGGATTTAGAGGCGTTTTATGGTGATAAGGTCCGTTCTATGGATGGTGGGGAAGCGTACATGGAAAAATTAAAAGATATTATGGACAAACCATCTACTAAGTTAACTGAAGATGAGTGGGCAATATTAGATAAATTAGGTGTACCGGCATGGGAAATGGTTCAAGCTAACTCAGGTGGACACAAATGTATTACAAACATATCTGCGTTAAATTACTTCGGAAGAGGTAAGAGAAAACCTGAAGGTAAGTACAAGTATAGTAAAGATAGGGGTGATTCACCATATGTTAAGTTTGTTAAGATGATTCAAAAAGAATTCGTAAGAAAACTTAAAGAAAAAATCAATGAGTCCAAAGGTTTAAATGAACAAGCAGAAAAGGCGGAATTGGTCGATGCTGATAGTAATCAATTATTAGTTAATATTAACAATATTGAAGGAGACATCGAAAGAAGTGACCGTAAAAA